GAAATCCAAACGGCCCTGTTCGCCAAGCGGAACGAGCTGATCCAGCAGGGCGTCTCGCTGCAGAGCACTCAGGCTCGGGAGCAGCTTCGGCTCACCGAGGAGGTGGCGCGCGGCAACGTCCGGCTGGAAAAGGCGCAGCAGGAGGCCCAGGCCTGGAAGAGCATCTGGGACGAGGCGGGCCAGGGTGTCACCAACTCGCTCTCGAACGCCTTCCTGTCGGCCTTCGACAAGAGCAAGAAGGCCGGCGATGTGCTGCGCCAGGGCCTGTCGGACACCTTCCGCAAGATGGCCGCCGACATCATGGCGCAGGCGCTGAAGCCGCTGCAGGACGCGCTGTTCAACATCGCCAAGACCATCGGCGCGTCGATCGTGAGCAGCATCGCCGGCCCCAGCGTTCCGCTGGCGGCCTACCCCGGCGCGGCGAACGGCGCCTACTTCGCGGGCGGCCGGGCGAGCTTCGCCTATGGCGGGGTGGTCAACAGCCCGACCATGTTCCGCTTCGCCCAGGGCGGGGTGATGCGGCCGGGGATCATGGGCGAGGCCGGGCCCGAGGCCATCATGCCGCTGCGACGCGGGCCTGACGGCCGGCTGGGCGTCTCGGCGGCCGGTGCCGGGGGCGGCGGCGGGAGCACCTACAACATCTCGGTCAATGTCGACGCCTCGGGGCGCAGCAGCAGCCAGGAGGCGCAGGGCGGCGACGCGGCCGACAATCGCGGCCAGCGCCTGGGCGAGGTCGTGGCGTCCGCCGTCCGGGCCGAGATCATCCAGCAGCAGCGCCCGGGCGGGCTGCTGGCCAGGAGGTAAGACATGGCGACCTTCATCTGGGCGCCGGACTGGCGAGCGCAGCAGCAGCGGCGGCCGCGGGTTCGGGTGGCGCAGTTCGGCGACGGCTACCAGCAGCGCTCGGCCGACGGGATCAACACCGACCCCCGGGTCTGGCAGCTCACCTTCGGCAACCGCGACGACACCGAGGAGGCGGCGATCGATGCCTTCCTGACCGCACGCGGCGCCCTGGAGGCGTTCGACTGGACGCCGCCCAGCGGCAGCGCCGGCAAGTGGGTCTGCGCGCAGTGGTCGTCCTCGCTGGAGACCTACGGCGCCACCACGATCACCGCCACCTTCGTCGAGGTGTTCGAGCCGTGAGCATCACCGGGGACCTGCACAAGCTCGACGCCGGCGCCTGGGTCGACCTCTACGCGCTCGACCTCACGCCGCTGTCGGGCGGGATCGTGCGCTTCCACGCCGGCACCAACGCGCTGCGCCAGCCGGTGGTCTGGCAGGGCGAGACGTACCAGCCCTTCCCGATCCAGGTGGAGGGCTTCGAGCTGGACGGCTCGGGCAAGATGCCCCGGCCGCGGCTGCGCGTGGCCAACGTCTCCGGCGCCATCTCGGCCCTGGTGCGGCAGTACGACGACTTCGTCGGCATGCGGCTGACCCGCAAGCGCACCATGGTCAAGTTCCTGGATGCGGTGAACTTTCCGGGCGGCACCAACGCCACGGCCGACCCGCTCTCGCACCTGCCCGATGAGACCTACTTTGTCACGCAGAAGACCTCCGAGACCAAGGTGCTGGTGGAGTTCGAGCTGGGCTCGGCGCTCGACCTGCAAGGCGTGATGCTGCCACGCCGGCAGATCGTGTCGGGCATCTGCGCGTGGCGCTACCGCGACGCCGGCACCTGCGGCTACAGCGGCGGGCCGGTGGCCGACCGCTTCGACCAGCCGACCAGCATCCTGGCCCAGGACAACTGCAGCCACACCCTGGCCGGCTGCAAGCTCAGGTTCGGCGCCAGCGCCGTCCTGCCGTTCGGCGGCTTCCCCGGGGCGGGTCAGGTCAGCCGATGACGTGGCAACGCGAGGCCGAGCGGCAGGCGGCCGCAGCGGCCCCTGCCGAGGCCTGCGGGCTCCTGATCGTGCGCCGAGGCCGGCTGCGCTACCTGCCCTGCGCCAACGTGGCCGACGCGCCCCTGGAGCGCTTCCTGATCGATCCCGAGGCCTTCGCCGCGGCCGAGGACGAGGGCGAGGTGGTGGCGGTGGTGCACAGCCACCCGGGCGCTTCGAGCGCGCCGTCGCCGGCCGACAGCGTGGCGCAGCGGGCATCGGGGCTCGACTGGTGGATCCTCGGCGACGATGGCTGGCGCTTCATGCCGGCCCCAGGCGTCAAGCCCTATGCCGGCCGGGCGTTCACCCACGGGGTGAACGACTGCTACTCGCTAATCCGCGACTGGTTCTGGCGCGAGCGGGGTGTGCTGCTGTCGGACTACCCGCGCCGGGACGACTGGTGGGAGCACGGCCAGGACCTCTACCGGGCGCACTTCGCCGAGTGCGGCTTCGTCGAGGTGGCCGAGGCGCGGCCCGGCGACGCGCTCCTGCTGCGCATCGGAGCACCGGTGCCAAACCATGCCGCGATCGTCCTGCCGGGTGGCAGAATCCTTCATCATCTGGCCGGCCGGATCTCCGGGGTCGACACCTACGACCGGCTCTACCGCGAGCGCACCACGCATGTCCTCCGCCACGCCGCAACCGCTGCGCACGATCCGTTTGCTGGGTGATCTCGGCCGGCGGTTCGGCCGCGAGCACCGGCTGGCGGTGGCGTCCCCGGCCGAGGCGATCCGGGCGCTCTGCGTCATCCGGCCGGGCTTTCGGCGCTACGTCGAGAGCCGCGAGCGGTGGTTTCGGGTGCTGGTCCGCAAGGCGCCGGTGGCCGACTTCGAGCGCGAGCTGCACCTCCACCACGACCCGCTGGCGACCTTCACCATCGCCCCGGTGATCGGCGGGGCGAAGTCGAAGTTCTTCCAGATCATCCTGGGCGTGGCGCTGATCGCCTTCGCCGTCATCAACCCCTTGGGGCTGGCGGCGATCTCGGTTGCCGGGACGACGGTGGGCGCCATGGCGATCGGCGCCGGGATCTCGCTGGTGATCGGCGGGGTGGCGCAGCTCCTCGCACCGACGCCCGACTACACCGAGCCGGTCGAGAACCAGCCGAGCTACCTCTTCAACGGCCCGGTGCAGACGACCCAGGTCGGCTACCCGGTGCCGGTGGGCTATGGCGAGCTGATCGTGGGCGGGGCCCGGATCTCGACCGGCATCTGGTCCGAGGACATCCCGACATGAAAGAAGACAGGGACAGCCTGCGATCGATCGCCAAGGCCCGCGTCGTCGATGCGGTCTGCGAGGGCCCGATCGAGGGGCTGGTGGCTGGCCTGCAGTCGATCTTCCTGGACGGCACGGCGGTGCAGAACCGGGACGGATCGGACAACTTCAGCGGGGTCGACGTCGCCGTCCGGCTGGGCTCGCAGGCGCAGGAGCGGATCGACTGGGTGGGCGGGGTCGAGGACGCGTCGAGCGTCGGCATCGAGGTGCGCGAGGGCGTGCCGATCGAGCGCACGATCACGGATCCCGCGGCCGACGCTGCGCGGGTGCTGATCACCCTGCCGGCGCTGCTGCAGCAGCAGGAGGACGGCGACATCCGGGGCACCTCGGTCGAGTACCAGATCGCGGTCAAGACGGCATCGGGTGCCTTCGTCGATCAGGCGGTGGACTTCCGCTGGGTCAAGGTCGCGGGCTCCGGGCAGGGCTTCAACAACGGCACCACCTCGGTCACCGCATCGAAGCTGCAGGGCGTGGTGCGCGCTTCCTGCGGCCTGACCTTCGGCGAGAACGGCTTGGAGCCAAGGCGGCTCGTCGTGCGCGTGCAGTACCGCGTGCCGGCCGGGTCCTGGACCACGATCAAGACCTTCGACCACATGGCAACGGTCGGTAATGCGGACGACAGCGACGGCTACTACTCGGATGGGGCGTTCATCTCATCCGTCGCCAGTACTGGATTCTGGCAGGGGACGCTCGGCAGCTTCGAGTCTGAGATCACCGAAGGCACGGCCTACGAGGTGCGCACGCTGATCGTCTCGGGCGCGTCCGCGGCGTGGTTCTCGCCGCTGGAGGAGCTGCGCCGGACCAAGCTGCTGCGGATCGAGGGCAAGAGCAGCTCGGCCTACCAGCGCGGGCACCTCGTGCGGCTGCCGGCCGGCGGGGCGCCATGGACCATCCGGGTCACGCGGGTCACGCCCGACGCCAGCAACAACCGGCTGCAGAACAAGACATTTTGGGACAGCCTGACGGCGGTCTACGAGGAGAAGCTCAACTACCCGCACACGGCCCTGGTCGGGCTGGCCTTCGACGCCAAGCAGTTCAGCAGCATCCCCGAGCGGGCCTACCATCTGCGGCTGCTCAAGGTGAAGGTGCCTAGCAACTACGACCCGATCGCCAGGACCTACGCGGGCTCTTGGGACGGCACCTTCCAGGTGGCGTGGTCGAACAATCCGGTCTGGTGCTGGTACAACCTCGCCACGAACCCGCGCTACGGGACGGGCGACTACATCGCCGAGGCGATGCTCGACAAGTGGGCGCTCTACGAGATGGCCGTCTACTGCGACGAGCTGGTCTCCGACGGGCGCGGCGGGCGCGAGCCGCGCTTCACCTGCAACCTCTACCTGCAGACCCGGGAGGAGGCCTACCGGGTGCTCCAGAACATGGCGGCGATCTTCCGCGCCATGATCTACTGGGGCTCCGGCACGCTCAACCTGAGCCAGGACCGGCCGTTCGACCCGGTGTACCTGTTCACCAACGCCAACGTCGTCGACGGCGCCTTCGAGTACAACGGCAGCAGCCAGAAGGTCAGGCGCAACGCCGTGCTGGTGGCCTGGAACGACCCGGCCGAGCGCTACCGGCAGGCGGTCGAGTATGTCGACGATCCCGAGCTGATCGTCCGCTGGGGCTACGTGGCCCAGACCGAGATCGTGGCGCTGGGCTGCACCAGCCGGGCCATGGCCTATCGGGTCGGCCGCTGGCTGCTCTACACCGAGCGGTACGAGAGCGAGATGGTCTCGTTCGAGACCGGCCTGGAGGGCAACATCCCCCGGCCGGGCGACATCATCCAGGTGGCCGACCAGCACCGCGCCGGGGCCAGGATCGGCGGCCGCGTGGTGGCGGTGCCCACCTCGACCACGGTCACGCTCGACCAGGCCGTCACGCTGGCGGCCGGGGTCACCTACACCCTGGCCGTGCTCAACGACGCGGGCGAGCTGGAGGAGCGGACGGTCACCACGGGCCAAGGCGCGACCGCGACGCTGACCGTGGGCTCGGCCTGGACCGGCGGCCTCTCCGCGCAGAGCATCTGGGTGCTGTCCTCGCCGGTGCTGGAGCCGGAGCTTTACCGCGTGGTCTCGGTGGCCGAGCGCGAGAACGGCGCCAAGTTCGCGGTCACGGCGCTCCTGCACAACCCGTCCAAGTACGCCGTGGTCGACGAGGGCGCCTCGCTGACACTGCGCACCACCACGGTCCTGGCGGATCCGCGGGTGGCCCCGCCGGCACCGTCCGGGCTCGCCGCCAGCGACACGATCTACGTCGACAGTGCCAAGGTCGTCCGCTCGAAGATCACCTTCACCTGGACGCCGGTGCTCACGGGCTATGTCCGCGGCTACGTGGCGTCGTTCCGGCTGGCCGACGGCAACTGGATCGCCCTGCCGGAGACGCAGACCCCGGCGGCCGAGATCATCGACGTGATCGACGGGGCCGAGTACCAGCTCCGGGTGGTGTCGGTGAGCCAGCTCGGGCTTTCCAGCGACACCGCGTCGGCGATCACCTTCACGCCGCTCGGCAAGGCGGCGCCGCCGGCCACGGTGGGCGCCCTGACGGCCACGATCAACGCCACGGGCGCCCAGGCCGAGCTGTCCTGGCCGGCGATCGGCGACCTCGACCTCGACCTCTACGAGGTCCGCCTGGGGGCCGCCTGGGACGGCGGGACCGTGGTCTTCCGCGGCAAGTCGCTGAACGCCACCGTGCCGATCACCGGGCTGGCGATGACGTTCCGGGTGCGGGCCCTGGACACCTCGGGCAGCTACTCGGCCGCCGACTCGGCCGCCACGATCACCATCCAGCCGCCCGGGCAGCCGGTCATCGTGGCCGAGGTGATCGACAACAACGTGCTCCTGCGCTGGCAGGACGTGCCGGGCTCTCTGGCGATCAGCACCTACGAGATCCGCCGCGGTTCTACCTGGGCCGGGGCCGATGTGATTGGCACCAAGACCGGCCTCTTCACCACCGTCTTTGAGACCCAGGCCGGCACCTTCACCTACTGGGTGGCTGGCATCGACCGGGCGGGCAACTACGGCACGCCGGGGCAGGTGGCCGTGCCGGTCTCGGCCCCGCCCGACTACGTGCTGCAGCTCGAACAGGCGCCGGTCTGGTCGGTGCTCAGCAACGCCGCGGTGTCCGACGACCGGCTCTATTTGCCGGTCTCGGCCAGCGAGACCTGGGAGACGCACTTCACCTCCCGCGGCTGGACGTCGCCGCAGGACCAGATCAACGCCGGCTATCCGCTCTACATCCAGCCGGGCGAGAGCAGCGGCTACGCCGAGGCGGTGATCGACGCGGGCTCGACCCTGCCCAGCTCGAAGATCACCATCACGGCCTCGCTGGGGGCGATCACCGGAAGCCCGTCGGCCGCCTACACGATCAGCGTGAGCAACAGCAGCGCCAGCGGGCCCTGGACCGACTACGCGGGCTCGCAGGCCTACGCCACCGCCTTCCGCTGGGCCAAGGTCAAGATCGCCGTGACCGGCGGCATCGCCGAGGTGTTCAACGCCATCGTGCGGATGGACGTCAAGGAGCGAACCGACAGCGGAGAGGCCGCGGTCAGCGCCGGGGATTCCGGCGGTACCACGATCAACTTCACGGTGCCATTCGTCTCAGTCAAGTCGATCACGGTCACGCCAAAGGCCACTACGGCCCGGATTGCGATCTACGACTTTGCCGGGGGCGCCAACCCCACCTCGTTCAAGGCCCTGCTCTACGACACCGCCGGCAACCGCGTAAGCGGGACCGTGTCGTGGCAGGTATCCGGAGTCTGACATGGCCAACTGGGCAAACCCGACGCTCTCCAGCAGCTACACCAACTTCCTGGCCGATTTGAAGGCTCGCGACGAGGATCTCGCCCGCGGGCTCGATCCGGCTGTGGCCACGGTCACCAGCCCGCCCGTCAACGCCATCCGCTGGAACTCGGCGTCGAAGAAGTGGCAGAAGTGGTCGGGCAGCGCCTGGGGCGATCTCTCGGCGTCCTACGCGATCAACGTCGAGGGCACGCTGGCCGCGCCTGCGGGCTCCGTGGGCGCGCCGTCGATCGTCTTCCAGGGCTCGGCCACGACCGGCTTCTACCGGCCTGCGGCGGATCGCGTCGCGCTGGCGATCGCGGGCGTGCAGCGCCTGTTCGCGAGCAACACCGGGCGGTTCTCCTTCGGTGCCGGCGAAAGCCCGCAGGGCGTGGTCTCGATCGCGGGCGGCGACTTCGTCGTGCAGGAGACCGGCGCCGACCGGGCGCTGGCGTTCCTGAACGCCGACGGCTCGGTGGCCTACGGGCAATTCGGGGCGGCCAGCTCCGGCTCGAACAACCGCGTCTTCGTGGCGAACCCGCGCACCGGCGGCACCGTGGCCTTGAGCGTGGCCGGCACCGACCGGGTGACGGTGAGCGCCACCGGCGCCACGTTCGCCGTGCCGATCTCGGGCTCGGGCTCCGGTCTGACCTCGCTGCCGGCCGGCCAGCTCACCGGCACCGTGGCGGTGACCAATGGCGGCACGGGGAAATCAACTTTGAACGCCAGAGCCTTACTCGGCGTCACGGACCTAGGGGCTATTGACGATACTTTGATTCCGGCAACGGAAGGCGAATTTATTTATTCTAGTCCTGCAAACATTGGCCCTGGCGCGCCTATTTTGTGGTTTAAGACGTCGTTCGTCAATCGGTTGAAAAACGTCCTAAACGCAGGAGGTGATGCGCCGGTCTACGCCTGCCGAGCCTGGGCCACATTCAGCAACGTCGAGGTCTCTGGAACCTATTCACAGTCTGGCACGACTATCGCGATCACTATCAACGGCCACGGCATGAATTCCGGCGAAGGGGTTTATCTAGATTTCACCAGCCCTGATCCCGGTGGCAGCGTCGATGGCTTCTTCACTGTTTACAACGCCACCGCAAACACCTTTCAGGTTGATGCTGCCAGCAGCCTGACGGTCTCTGGAAATGTCACCCGGAAGGTGCACGTGCGCGCCAGAGGTAACGTTGCTTCCGTGGTCCCGCAGGCCGGTGTGGCCTACCGGATCAGTTTCACCACGCAGTTGGCAGACAGCCAATATGCGTGGTCCGGCAGCGTGCGATTCGAGGGTGCCAATCCGCAGGGGATCATTTGCGCCACGACCAACTGCTTGAAGAGTACCGGCTTCCTCGACGTCGAGATCGGCAACTCGGCCAACGCCTTCAACATCACTTCGTCCGAGATCCACGTCATGGTTTTCCGCTGAAAATCGCCAGCCTCGTCACCAAGGAGCCCCCATGCGCTACACCATCACCTTCGAGAACCTCGACACGGCCGCCGTCAATCTGCTGGCGAGCGCTCTATCTGCCCGGCCCTGGGCCGAGGCGAACCCGTTCATGCAGGCGCTGATGCAGCAGGTGCAGGAGCAGGAGCACGCCGCCGCCGTCGTGCGGCCTGCGCAGCCGGAAAAGCTGCCGCCGTCGGTCGATTCGCCCGCTCAGGGCGAAGGCTGACAGAATCCGTCCATTGCCACGCCGCCCGGATCTGCCACGATGGACAAAGGCCACGAGATCGCCAGCCAGACGCTGGACGCGACCATCGCCGCCACCGGCTCGAAGGCCACCTACACGGGCGCCGGCATGACCGTCGGGGGGTGGCTGCTCAGCAGCGAGTTTGCCGTTCTGGTCGGCATCTTTATCGGCGTGGCTGGCTTCCTGGTGAACTGGTTCTACCGCCACCGCCAGGACGTGCGCGAGCGCGCCGAGCATCTCGCCCGCATGAAGCGATACGAGAACCCATGACATGAACCGCGTCAGGATCGCCCTCGCCGCGCTGTCGCTCTCGGCTTCCGGGCTGGTCGGCATCGCGGTGTTCGAGGGCTACCGCGAGACGGCCTATGTGCCGGTCGCGGGCGACGTGACGACGATCGGCTTCGGCACCACGCGGCACGCCGATGGCAGCCCGGTGCAGGTGGGCGAGCGCACCGACCCGATCCGGGCCTTGACCCGCAAGCTCGACGACGTGCGCAGGTTCGAGGGCGCGCTCAAGACCTGCGTCACGGTGCCCTTGCACCAGCACGAGTACGACGCTTTTTTGTCCCTGGCCTACAACATCGGCCCGAGCGCCTTCTGCAGCTCGACGCTCGTGCGCAAGCTCAACACCGGGGACTATGCCGGGGCCTGCGACCAGATCCTGCGCTGGGACAAGTTCCAGGGCCGGACGCTGCGCGGGCTCACCCTGCGCCGGCAGGCGGAGCATCGCCAGTGCCTCGCGGAGGGCGCGTGATCTTCCTGCAGCGCTACGCGCACACCGCCTGGGGGCTGGCGCTGCTGGTGGCGATGACGGCCTGCTTCTGGCTCTACATCGACCGGCTGCAGACCGAGCGCGAGCTGTCGTCTGCGGTGGCCGAGCTGGCCGAGGAGCGGGCCGCCCGGGACCGCGAGCGGGCCGATCTCACCGCTGCCGCCTTGCGCGAGTCCGAGCGCGCGCGGGCGATCGAGACCGAATGGAGAACCCGACATGACGCGGCTGCCGCTGCTGCCCAGCAGCAAATCGATCGGTCGCGGGCTGACGCCCGTCTGGCTCGCGCTGCTGGTGACAGCCTGCGCAACCGGGCCGAGGTCTACGCCCGCCAGTGCCCCGGCCAAGGCGCCGCAGCCGGCGTCCGTCCCGGCGCTTCCGTCACAGGCGCGGCAGCCGGCGGCCCCGGCGCTGTGCTCGCCGACGTGCTCGGACGGCTGGAGGCGGCTGGCCGAGAGCTTGCTGCCGTGGCCGATGCCCGAGGTGCCGCCGGAACCGCCTGCGAGCGGGCCCACGACGCGCTGAGCGGCGCCGTGCCGCCCGACTGATCCCTTCCCCCAACCGGAGGCCGCCATGCGCCCGTTTGCCCTTCTCTTGGCCCTCCTGCTGGCCTTGCCGGCATGGGCGGCGACGATTGCCGTGGTCCGCGCCGAAGACGGGGCGCTGCTGGCGCTCACCGACGAGCTGGGCCCATGCCTCGGCGGATCGCGGCAGGCGGTCTGGACCAGCGCCGACGGCAAGGAGCGGGTGCCGGGCTGCTGGCGGCTGTCTGGGGCGGTGGTGCAGGTCGCGTTTCTTGACGGCGATGCAGTCGAGGTGCCGGTCAGGCTGCTGCGCCGGCCAGACAACGTCTGATCCCCACAAGCGTCCCGGTCGGTGCAAGAATCGACCCGGGTACTGATGGGGAATGCTCCTTGTGACGCTTCGGGCCGCCGCGCGCGGCCCGTTTTTTCTGCCAAAGCAGTCAGGGCGTGATGCGTCTGCCGTAGATCGGAATCATCCTTGCGTGCGCGGCAGGCCGCGTCGACTTGCGCCAGTCGATCACCTGCAGGCCCAGCCGGCGGAAGACGGCGCCGATCAGGTTCGGGTGCGCGTCCACGGGCGGCGGGCAGATGGCGTGCAGGTCGTCGGCGCTGACCCGGCCGCGCTCGTCGACGAGGCGCAGCATCTCGGCGCGGGCATGGACCAGCCACGCCACGTGGCGCGCCGCCACATGGGCGATGCCCTGGTCGCGCAGGTCCTGGCCTCGGGCGCTCATGCCGGCACCCCGAGCACGGCGAGCTTGGCCCGGGCGGCGCGGATGCTGGCCTGCCGCCAGTCGCGGGCGAAGGGCCGCTCCTGGCGCTCGCCGTCGTGCCACGTGTCGCCACAGCCGGCGCAGGTGACGGTGGCGCCGTACCACTCGAAATAGGCCGCGTGCGCCCGGCGCGGGCGCTCACAGGTCGGGCAGTCGATGACGGCGCAGCGCTCGTCGAGCGGGGCCGGGGCGTGGATGTGGATCACCGGTAGAGCCTCCTGAAAGCGTCGACGTCGCGCTGCTCGACGAAGACCTCGGCCTCGCCCAGTTCCCAGCGCACGGTGCCGAGCAGGCCCGGCAGGTGGAAGTATGCGGCCGGGACGGTGTCGCCCCGGGCGTAGATGTGGCAGGGGTGGATCGACTGCGCCATGGGCCAGCGGGCGGCCACGGCGTCGATGACGGCGGCCTTGTGCGCGGCCCTGGCGCGGGCTTGCGCGTCCTCCTGGGCCATGCAGGCGATGCTGCAGAACACCCGGCGGCCGCGCTCGAAGAAGCCGAAGCCGGCCGGGTCCATCGGGTGGCCGTCCGCGTCCAGCCGGTCCTCGTGCGGCTCCTCGCGCTCGACCCGGTGGCCGCAGTGGCCGCACTCGAACCACCAGCCAAACTCGTAGAGCGCCCGCTGCGGCACCGGGCCCGGGGCGTAGCCGTCGAACTGCGGGGCGCGGACGCAGGTCACGCCCTCCCAGTCGGCGCCGAGCTTCGACGCGCCGGCCCTGCGCGCCGGGGCGTTCGACACCGCGAAGACGACGTGGGCCTGCTCGTCGTCGCTCACCGTGTAGGCCTTGAGAGGCTTGCTCATGTCGGATCTCTCCCGAAAATTTCCCAGCAGCGACGGCAGATGATCCAGCCGCGCATGGCGGGCCGGCTGCAGTGCTCGCACTTCATGGCTGTCTTGCCTCGCTGTCGACGCGCTGGAACTCCACGACCCATACCCACGGGTTGGAGGCCCAGGAGCCGGGGCCGTAGATCGACCGCCAGAGGTCGCTGTACTCGTGCACCGGGTCAACGTCTGGCGAGTGTTCGATGCCTTCGGCCCAGAAGTCCGCCGCGCTGACATCCTGCAGCCGCTCGACGCGCACGCCGGTCACTTCCAGCGTGATGCGGCTGGCCCAGCGGGGCATGTGGATTGGCGGGCGCAGCTTGCCGACCCACTCGGGATGCTCCCGCGGCGCGCAGTCTGAGGACTGCCATTCGCCCGCGCTCCACGGGCTGTTGCAGGCGTAGCCGCCGGCCTCGTACTCGACGGTCATGGAGCGCGGCGACAGGTCGCTGGGCTTGGTGCCGTCGTGCTTGCGGCCCACTCGCCACGCCTCCCGCACCCACAGACGGTCGCCGGGCCGGCCGTAGCGGCAGGCCACCCGATGGGCGGCGCGCAAGTGCGGCAAGGATCCGGCCCCCCAGGTGGCTTTTCCCTCGTCGGCCCGCTGCGTGCTGGCCACGCACCAACCCGCCCAGGCGTGCCCGGCCGGCGGCTGCGGCTGCACCACCCGCCGCGTCTGCATCTTCGTCCCGGCCAGGATCGCACGCACCATGGGCCCGCTGAAGATGATGGGCCGCTCAGGCATGGCGCGGCTCCTTGGGCGGGTGGCAGTGCAGGTGCTCGGCCGTGAACTGCTTGGAGATCGCCACGAAGAGGCTGATCGAGGACGGCAGGGTCGGCTTGTAGGTGATCCCGCAGTGATCGCAGCGGAACTCCTGGCTCACGAGGTCCATGACGACGTGGTCGCTGCTCGGCCGGCGGCGCGCGGGCGCGCTGGTGGATGGCCCGGTCATGCGGCGTCCTCCTGGCGCGGCGGCAGCAGCTCGGCCGCGTCGACGCCCATGATGCCGGCGGCCTGGACCACCTGATCGAGGCGCAGCATGCGGGCCCCGGCCTCGTGCCAGCGCACGGTGTTGAGCGAGCAGCCCAGGGCGTCCGCCAGGGGCCGCAGGTAGACCTTCTGGCGCCGCCGGACCTCGCGGAAGCGAGAGCCCAGGGCCGCGTTCTCCGGGCTCGTGGCCAGCGGGATGGTGGCGCTGCGATCATCCGCCATAGGGCACCCCGGCCTGTTCCATGAGCTGCTTGACGGCGGTCGCGTACTTGGGCGTGTGCGCGGCGATCGCCTGCAGGATCTCGGCATTGGCGGCGACAAAGGCCGGCCGGACCGCCTGCGGCATGCTCGGCAGGTTCATCCCGATCCACTTCCACGCCGCCATCCAGTTCTTGCCTTCGGCCCAGGCCAGCATGGCCTCCTCGGGGATCTCGGGCACGGCCGGGCCGTCCTGCACCTCGCCGGTCTCGGGATCGACCGCCCGGGCGGATGCTGGTGTGGGCGGCGCCTTGCCGCCGGCGAAGGCGTCGAGCGACTTGGCGGCGCTCTTGGGGGCCGGGGTCGGGGCCGCCGTCTCGTCGTCGGCCTCGAACCACTCGGCCGGCGTGCTCATGCCGTCGCGCAAGCTGGCGTAGATCTTCTTCAGGCTCACCACCTGGGCGGGCTGGATCGCGTCGAGCCGGCGCTGGATCCGCTTCTCGATCTGGGTCTTGGTGACGGCGAAGGCGGCGAAGGCTTCGAGCATCTTGGCCATGGCCTCGGGGCTCGTGTCGGCCTTGGTGCGCAGCGTGGCCTCGGCCTGCGCCATGGCGGCCTCGATGACGTCGCCCGGGATGATCGCCAGGATGCAGGCGCGGACCCGGCGCTGCGCCTGATTCGCCACCAGCTCGTAGATGTCGCGCTCGTCGGTGATCGGGTAGCCGCCCTTCTTGGTGTCGCGCCAGTGGCGGACCCGGAAGTGCGCCGGCCGGCGGGTCATGCTCTGCATGTCCCAGGCGTAGGCCTCGACCTCGGAGTAGCCGGCGCCGTCGGGGCCGACGCCGCGGCCGATCTCGCGGAAGCCGAATTCGATGTTGCCCCAGAGCTGGGCGATGGCCTCGGCCGAGCGGATCGACGGCCCGTCGACGTCCGAGCCGCCGCGGCTGTACTGGTACTTGGCCACCTCGCAGAGCGACGGCCGGGTGAAGGCGTTCAGGATCTTGTCGACGGCCAGCCGCTCGTCGCGGGGAAACTTCTTGGCGATCACCAGCATCGCCTGCACCTCGGCGATGACGCGCTGCTCGCCGGCCTGGGCCAGGGCCCCGGTCTGCTGCTTGGCGGCCGGTGCCGCGAAGGGGTTGGAAACGAGGTCGTTCATGGGTCAGTCCTCCAAGGGGGTCACGGTGAGAGCGGCGCGGTAGGTGCTGGCGTCCTGCCAGCGTGCGGGTATCTGCTTGGCCGGGCGCTCGATGACCGGCCAGGAGATCTTGAAGCCCGAGGCGCGCGCCCGTGGGCTGTCGCCCATGAGGGCGGCAATCCGCGCCTTGGTGTTGTCGGTGAAGGCCTCGACGCGGGCGAGGTGACGCTTGCGGCGCAGGTACTGCCGGCAGAGCATCGGCAGGGTGTTGTCGCCGCGCAGGTCCATCCCGGGATCCTTGGCGCCGATCTTCTGGCCGAAGCGGTACTGCTCGGCAATGGCGTCGTAGTCGGCCACCAGTGCCGGTGGCTCGCCGGCCTGCACGCCCTTCCAGAAGGCCTCGATCGCGTCCTGGATCTTGTCCTGGGTCGGGCCGTGGCGCTCGATCCGGCCGCGCTTGAGCTCGTTGCCGCCGACGCAGGCCACGACCCAGCCGTGGTCGGCATCGGAGACGCCGATCTGCGCCTGGAGCTGCAGCATGTACTTGATCGGGGGGACGAGGATCTCCTCGCCGTCGGCGACCCAGTCGCGGCGGAAGATCGAGAAGTCGATGTTCTTGAACTCGACCGGCGGCATGCCGGGCTGGTGGACCTCGTAGTCGAGCGAGCAGCCCCAGCCCTTGACCGTGGCGTGGGTCAGGTAGCGCCGGACCTTGCGGAGCTTCCAGCCGTCCCACTTCGAGGACGCCCAGGCCGCAAGCGCCGGCTCGATGAACTTGCCGGCGTCGACACGCTCGACCCCGTCCAGGCTCTCGGGCTTGACCATGCCCGACTTCTCCAGCCAGAGCCGGTAGCCGCTCTTGAAGCTGGACAGGCACTCCAGGATGACTGCGCCCTCGGGCGGGGTCTCGTACAGGTGAAAGACGCGCTCCTCACCGGTGGGGAGTGCCCAGAGATAGAACAGCGAGGCGACCTCGCTGCCGCCGACGTTCTGCTCGCGCAAGGCAAGCCACTCGGCTTCGGATTCAAAATGGATCGATGGCATGTGCCGGGCTCCTGTTGTTGAAGCCCAACTGTGTCACGCTGATGATACTTGGTCAACTTTTGGATCCGTCGGAATGAAGCCGATCCGTTTGCATGCTGGAGCGAAAGGAAACAAGTTCGGCGCTGTGTCCGTCGTCGTCGATGGCCTGCGTTTCGATTCAAAGCGCGAGGCGGCGAGGTGGGGCGAGCTGCGCATACTGGAGCGTGCCGGGCTCATCTCCGGCCTGGAGCGGCAGGTGCGGTTCCCGATGGTCATAGCCGGCCAGCTCGTTTGCACATACGTCGCCGACTTCAGATACATGGACCGCGGATCCCAGGTCGTTGAGGACTTGAAGTCGCCGATCACGCGAAAGCAGGCCGACTACCGCATCAAGGTGAAGCTGCTCCGAGCGCTGCACGGCGTAGAGATTCGAGAGACTTCCTGATCCGACGGTCGTTCAGAGGCCGGAAAGCCGACCGCGTGCTAACGTCGCGTCGCGCTCGGGTTCCGGGCGCCCGGCGCACAAGCCGGTGTTCGGCGGCCTAGCCCGACGGGGCGAAAAGGCGGTGCACCTCCCCGCCCTGGCCATGCCGGCTTCAGGAGGGCCAGCGAGGTAAGGCGATGCAGACGATCCCACGCCAGGGGGGGGGCAGATGACCACCCCCCCTTATCCCCACGACACCCGCGCCAAGGGCTGGCGCTTCGAGCTGGACCATGAACGGGTCCGGCAGTCCGATACCTGGGCGCTGGCGCCGCGAGAGATCCGGCCGTGGCTGCTCATGCTGTGGATGGTGGCCTGGGAACAGACACCCTGCGGCTCCCTGCCGGCGGATGACCGCCTGATCGCCGCTCGGCTGGACATGCCCATGGAGCTGTTCGCCCCGCATCGGGACGTGCTGCTGCGCGGCTGGTGGGCCGCCGAGGACGGCCGGCTCTACCACGACACCCTGGTCGAGCGGGTGCGCGAGATGATGAGCGTTCGAGGCGTCGACCGGGCCAGGGCAGATGCTCGCCGAAACCAGTTCGAGAAGGTCCGCGAGCGCGATGGGCACGCCTGCGTCTACTGCGGGAACACGAAATACCTGACCCTGGACCATCTTGTGCCGCTATCTCGCGGCGGGTCGAACGACGAGGAGAACCTCGTCACTGCCTGCAGGCCTTGCAATTCCAAGAAGCGCGACCGCACCCCAGAGGAAGCCGGGATGCCGCTTCTTGCATCTGCTGCGGGGAGATGGTCCGCATACAGAAAATCCGCCGGAGAAACACGGACGAACGCGGACGAACACGGAGAAACACGGACGAACAACACCGGAACCGGAACCGGAACCGGAACCAGTACCGGTACCGACAACAAGAACCCTGCGGCCAACAGTGTTGGCGCCGCAAGCCCGAGCCGCGGGGCGCGGCTCGCCCAAGACTGGGTCCTGCCCAAGTCCTGGGGCGAGTGGGCCGTCGATGAGCTGGGCATGAGTGCCGAGCAGGTGCGCACCGAGGCCGCCAAGTTCCGGGACTACTGGTGCGCCAAGTCCGGCAAGGACGCCACCAAGCTCGACTGGCAGGCCACGTGGCGCAACTGGTGCCGCAACGCCAAGCCCGCCACCAAGCCGCCGCCCGCTCCCGTCGACACCATGTCCAAGATGGCCAGGGTCCGGGACCTGCTGGGCGCATCCTTCATCGAGGTGAACACCCATGGACATTGACCGCGATCTCGAACCCTTCGGCGCCATGCTCGACGCCGTGTGCGGCCTGCTCAGCCGCGGCGCCTACACCCCCAACGAGGTCTCGACGGCGATCTTCTTCCGCGCCCTCCAGCCCTGGCCGTTCGAGCAGATCCGGTCGGCGTTCGATGCCCATGTGCGCGATCCCGAGCGCGGTCGGTTCGTGCCGACCCCTGCCGACATCCTGGCCCAACTGCACGGCCGCACCGCCAACGACGGCCGGCCCGGGCCCGAGGAGGCGTGGTCGATCGCCATCCGCGGCATGGACGAGTCGGCCACGGTGGTCTGGACCGACGAGATCTGCGCCGCCTGGGCGGTGGCCCGGCCGGTGATGCAGCTCGGCGACGAGGTCGGCGCCCGGATGGCGTTCAAGGAGGCCTACACCCGGATCCTGGCCGAGGCGCGCGCCAGCGGCACGCCGATGGCCTGGGTCACCTCGCTGGGCCACGACCCCGAGCAGCGGGCCGCTGCGGTGCGCGAGGCCGTGGTGCTGAAGCGCCTGCCGCAGAGTGCCGCCGAGGCCCTGCTGCCGGCGCCACGCGAGGCCGTGCCGCTCCTGGAGGGGCCGGCCCCGGCCGGCGTGCGGGAGCAGCACCTGGAGCGCCTGCGCGGCCTGCGCGAGCTGCTGCGCCGGCAGAAGCCCGCGTCGCGCCACGTGCCGGACGGCGCCGCCGCCAGAACCTCGGCGCTCAAGCGCGCCACGGCCGCCCAGGTCGCCGCCTACCAGGGTGAGGCATGAACCCTGGCGAGCGCATGGTCACGCTGGCCGACGGCCGCGAGGTCTCGAACTACAGCCCGGAGTGGCGCGAGGAGTGCCTCGCCCGCGACCTGCTGCGCCGGCCCCGGGACGAGCGGCTGGCGTTCTACGCGGCGTTCGGCAAGCGCAACGGCGAGGCGGCCGCCAAGGCGCTGCGCGACAGCGTCGTCCGCCTCTACCGGCTGGGGACGCCCGCATGAAATGCCTTCGATGCGGCCGGCCGGTGCTCCGGCCCAAGGCCCTGCTCACGCTGAGCGACGGCAGCACGGTCTGCTGGGGCCCGAAATGCGCGGTCGTGGCCGGGCTGGCGCAAAGGCCCGAGAAACGCCGCGCGCGCCCTGGCAGCCCCGCCATCGCGGGTCCGCACCAGCTCGACTGGGTCAACGCGCTGTGCAGCCTTTGATCCCGATCATTCCCGCGTGCATGGGCGGCTGGTGCCAAGCGCGGCAGAGCTGCAAGCACTACCTCGTGCCGACCAGCCGCGAACAGCCGGCGGAGCGGCTGTGCCCACGAAACCGAGACTTCCCTGTGCCGGTTCTGCCCCCGCCATGAGGCTTGTGCGGGATGGCGTCGGTTCCGGACATATCGACGTGTCGGGGGCCTACTACGATTGCCGGACAAGGTCGACGTAGGCGCCGAAGTGCCGGTCGAACACCTGGATGAGGTGCTCGTAGTCGCCGGACCGCATCTCGGCCAGGATGGCCTCGGCGTCGAGGCCCAGCTCGCGGGCGAAGCGGCTGGCCAGCCCCATGAGGACCCAGGCGTTCCCCTGCGGTCCTGCGAGGTCGATCTTGGGCTTCTGCCATGGAGAATTGCGCAGGATCGCCATGGTCAGTCCCCCAGGCCCGGCACGCGCCATGGATCGAGGTCGTCGTCGCGCACCGGTGCCCGGGAGAACAGGTCGCGGGCCGGCCGGCGGCGCTGCGTCGCATAGGGCGCGATCGGCTGCAGGCTGGCCATGACGTTCCAGATCCGGTGATAGGCGCCGTGCAGGCGGTCGTTGCGCACCGAGTTCTTAAAATTCCCGTAGTCGAGCCCGAAGGCCAGCTCGGCCAGGACGTTGGCCACGTCCATGCGCGGGACCGTAGCGCGGAAGAGGTAGTCGCGGCCCGGCGTGCGCTGGACGGCGTGGCCGGGGAACACGCGCTGCAGGTCGCCCGGCCGGCGGGCGCGCACCAGCAGGTGATCGGGCTGTCCCGGGGCGGTCACGATCGAGAAGAAGGCGTCGGAGAGGCAGATCCACATGATGCTCAGGCCTCAAGGGTCTCGGCGTAGTCGAGGCAGGCGTCCATCACGGGCGTCCAGCGCGGGCCCTCGGAGTGGTCGGCGATGGCGTCCCAGCCCGAGTTGCCGAGGATGATGACGGCGCAGTGCCGGCCGCGCTCCTCCGGGTGATCGAACACGATCCGAGACTCGTCGACCGCGAACACGGCCTCCAGGACCTCCTCGTCGGTGCGGGCCGGCACGCGCTCGGCCGTGTCGTACCAGACAAAGGCGGGCGTGAACCCGGCCTCCCGGGCGGTCTTCAGCAGGAAAAGAACGACTTGGCGCTCCGTGGCTAGGCGGGCGGCGACTTCGATGCTCATGGGGATGGCTCCTTGGTGGGGGTGGGTGATGGATCAGGCGGCCTTCGGCAGGCGCTTCAGGGGCTTGCCGGTCTTGCCGAGCGTGGCTTGGTAGGCCATGGCTGCGGCGTGCAGCGCCTTGCGCTCCTCGGCGCTCATGGCGCGGCGGTACTTCGTGGCGCCGGCGTAGCCCACGAAGCTGCCGCCGCCTTCGGTCTCGATGCGCACGCAGGCGAGATCGGGCTGGTTCACGTAGCCGGCTTCTGCGCCGGTCACGCGCAGCACCTTGGCCACGCGCAGCCAGCGGGTGGGCTCGGTGTAGGAGCCGGCCGCGAAGCCCTCGGAGAGGATCAGGTCACCGGGCTTGAAGTCCTCGGCCGGAATCATGCGCTGCTCGTTGAGCCACGCCTGGGCGGCCAAGCCGCGCTTGGTGAGAACCTCGCCTCGGCCGGCGCAGCCGTAGCAGCGGCTGCCGTGCATCAGGTTGAAGGAGAACTTCCCGCTGCCGCCGCAACGGCCGCAGGTGGTGCTTTCGAGGAGGAGTTTCTTGGCGGGCTGGTTCATCGCGGTGGCTCGGGGTTCGCTGTCGATGTCGGTACTGTATCACCGCCGTGATATTCCGCAAGGGGTTTTGCGAAAAAAGAGCGCCTGAAGCGCCCTGCGGCTTGTGCCCCGCCTGCGCTCGGTGCTATCGTTCCGGGCATGCTGGCAGCCGTGCGCGCCGGCCCGCTTCCCCCGCCCCATCACCGCCCCACCATGCCCAACATCCACACCCCCGAGCGCCTCGAAGGCGAGTCCCGCGAGGCCTACGCCCTGCGCCGACGCGACAGCCGCGCCGCCCTGCGCGCCATGACGCTGGCCGGCATCGGCCGGCAGCGCCAGGAGCCCAGCAGCCGCGAGCAGCTCCGCGACTCGCAGCGCCGCAGCGGCCATGGGCCGAAGGGCACCTACGGCCGGGGCCTGCTGGAGCCGGGCCGCCGCGCCCGCGCCCAGGCCATGCAGCAGCGCGCCGGAGAGCGGTGACCATGTCGGCAACCTTCGCCATCGAGCTGCGCCCGCTGGACAGCCTGATCCCCTACGCCCGCAACAGCCGGACCCACTCCGACGCCCAGGTCGGGCAGATCGCCGCCTCGATCGTCGAGTTCGGCTTCACCAACCCGGTGCTGGCGGATGCCACCGGCATCGTCGCCGGGCACGGCCGCGTCCTGGCCGCGCGCCGGGTCTACGACGCCGGCAAGGCCGTCCGCCTGCCCAACGGCCAGGAGCTGCCCAAGGGCACCGTCCCGGTCATCGACTGCACCGGCTGGAGCGAGGCCCAGCGCCGGGCCTACGTCATCGCCGACAACCAGCTCGCGCTCAACGCCGGCTGGGACATGGAGCTGCTCAAGGTCGAGATCGCCGACCTGCAGGCCGAGGGCTTCGAGCTGGGCCTCCTGGGCTTCGACGAGAACTTCCTGGACGGCCTCCTGGCCCCGCCGGAAACCGAGGGCCTCACCGACCCCGACGAGGCCCCGGGCATCCCCGACGAGCCCGTGGCGGTGCTGGGCGACGTCTGGGTGCTGGGCCACCATCGCCTGATGTGCGGCGACAGCCTGGACCTCGCCGCGGTCGAGCGCCTGATGGACCGGGTCAAGGCCGACGTCCTGATCACGGACCCGCCCTACAACGTGGCCTACGAGGGCGGGACCAAGGACAAGCTCAAGATCAAGAACGACGCCATGAGCGACGCCGACTTCCGGCAGTTCCTGCGCGACGCCTTCGTGGCCGCCGACGCGGTGATGAAGCCCGGGGCGGTGTTCTACATCTGGCACGCCGACTCCGAGGGCTACAACTTCCGTGGCGCGTGCCACGAGGCCGGCTGGAAGGTGCGCCAGTGCCTGATCTGGGAGAAGGACAGCCTCGTCCTCGGGCGCCAGGATTACCAGTGGATCCACGAGCCCTGCCTCTACGGCTGGAAGGACGGCGCCGGCCATCTCTGGGCCGCCGACCGCAAGCAGACGACGATCCTCAAGTTCGAGCGGCCGAAACGCAACGACGTCCACCCGACCATGAAGCCGGTGGCGCTGATCGAGTACCAGCTCCTGAACAACACCAAGGGCGGCGACGTCGTCCTCGACCTGTTCGGCGGCTCGGGCACGACGCTGATCGCGGCCGAGAAGAACGGCCGGGTCGCCCGGCTGATGGAGCTCGACCCACGCTACGTCGACGTCATCGTCACCCGCTGGCAGCAGTTCACCGGCAAGGTGGCGTTCCTTGAGGCCGACGGTCGGACCTTCGCCGAGGTGCTGGGCGAGCGGCGCCCTGGCAAGGTGATCGGCAACGCCTCGACCGACGACAAGCTCAAGAAGGCCCCGCGCAAGAAGGCCGCATGATCGCCTTCCCGAAGACGCTGGCGTTCCGCTCCGAGCCGTACCGCCGGCTGGTGGCGGCCCTGCCCTGCATCCACTGCGGCCGGCCCGGCCCGACGCAGGCGGCGCACCCCAGCACCGGGCGCGGCGGGGCCATGAAGACCGACGACCGGCTGTGCTTTCCGCTGTGCGCGCCCCGCCTGGGCGATCCCGGCTGCCACGCCCGCTTCGACCAGGGCGCCCTGTTCACCAAGGCCGAGCGCCGGGAAACCGAGGCCGTCTGGTCCCGCGATACGATCCGCCTGCTGATCCGGCTCGGCCGCTGGCCGGACGGCATGCCACTGCCGCAGGTCGAAGGGTTGGAGGAGCCATGGGTCGGCGCATCATCGTCATGACGCACAAGGGCTGGTTCGGGCTCTGCCCGGTCTGGGCCGGCGGTCTGCTCCAGGACCGGTGCTATATCGAGGCCCGCCACCGCTGGTTGGAGTGGCTCTTCGACGTGTCGAACGCGCTCTTTGCGCTCCGGCACACCGTGGAAGCAGCGCTGGGCGACGACGACCTGCGGTTCCCGCTGCGTCTGACCGGCGAGATCCGCCCGCGCCTTCGCGTGATCGATGACCCGGACGAGGCCTAGCCCTTGACGCGCTTCTTCTGCGCCACATGCACCGTTGGCTTGCCGCCGATCACCCGATATGGCTCGCCGTCGGACTCGTAGAGGAATCCGGCCATGCCGTCGGCCTTGAGGGCGGATCTCCAGACGACACCCTTGCCGCGCGGGTTCGGCACCCGGGCCGCCATCCGCTCCCGCCATAATGCGTCGATCACGGCTTGCGCCTCCTCCGGCCGGTCGCCCAGCCAGAGGGCGATCTGCGCTGCCGAAGCTCCCCCTGGGCACGCTGCGAACAGCGCCTGCAGATACAGGTGCCGCGGCGCCGTCATGGGCGCCGATTGTGGCCGTGGATCAGGCCATTGTGGAGCTCTTGCGCACGTTGATCGGCAGGCCCAGCGACCAGACCGAGGAGATCGAGCGGTTCTTGCGCGCCTGATACTCCCGCTTGTAGCGCGCCTGGAGGTCGACCTTCGGCCGCTTGACCGACTTGCCTGGGCCGGGCGCGATGACCGGGCGCGGGTAGCGCCTCGCCCCCTCGTGGTCCCAGACGTAGCCGATCACGTGCGCCCGCTGGCCGTGCACGGGAGATGTCTGCAGCAGGACATGCGCCGCCGCTGCCGCGTGCTTGCGGCTGATGCCCAGCGCGTCGGCCACCTCGGACGCTGTCGCCGGCCCGTTCTCGCGCAGGTGCTTGAGGAACAGCATCACGCTCATGCCGCGGCCCCCTGCTGGTCGAGCCAGTGCTGCAGCGGGTGGATCTCCATCCCGAGCGCCTGGGCGATGGTCAGCTCCAGCATCGCACCCTTGGAGTCCATGTAGCCCGGCAGCAGGGCCACCGCGGTGCAGTCCATCAGCAGCACGATGTCCCGGCGCAGGTACTGGGCCCAGGTCAAGCCGGGCGCCTCGTGCTCGGCCGGGTTGGCCACCTCGAAGCCCAGGCCGCGCAGCGCCGCGGCGGCCGCATGGAACGCCGGGAAGTTGAGCTCCGGAAGCCCGCTCATCGGGCCGGAGACGTAGATCCGGATCATCGCTTGGCCTCCGCCTGCAGTGCCTCGGCCGCCCGGATCAGCCGGCGGGCATCGCCTTCGACCAGCCCCGGGATCCTGGCATCGAACCAGATCCGGCCGATCTCGTCGTCCGTGAGCCGGCGCCGCGCCATGGCTCCGAGCATCGCCGCCCGAATCTCCTGGTGCAGCTCGCCGACGATGCGCTCGTGCGTGGCGATGGAGATGGTCGCCCCGCTTGGGTTCCTCTCGATGTCGTCCATCAGTAACCTCCTGTCAGTACATGGACCGTGAAAGCCGCGAGCAGCGTCAGCGCCGCCGCGAGAAGAAGATCGCTCATGCCAGCAGCCGCTCGCGCACCAGCAGCGCCGCCAGGAGCGCGATGCGGTAGCGCTGCACCAGCCGGGCATGGGTGCTGACGCCCAGGATGCGGCTTTGCCGGATCTGCTCGCGGTCGCCGCTCCTGGCCGCCCGGTAGAGCCGCTCGACTGACTTGGCGTAGGTGTAGGCCTTGCCGTCGACCGCGATCTCCGGCGGCGGAGGCAGTTGACCCGCCAGCGCCGCCGCCTCGGCCGCCGCGGCCCGGCTGGCCCGCGCCTTGACGATCGCCTGCCCCGGCTGCAGCGGAACCCAGAACCAGCCGGACCCGTCGGTTTCGACCGCATATTCCTGGCCCAGGCTTGCCGCCATCCCGCCCGCGGCAAACGCCGCTTCCGCCGCTGCCGAGGCCTCTTCGGAACTCGGAAAGCGCATACTCTTCCATCCGATCATTGCTGCAGACTCCTGCCGTTGAGATGCGAGAATTGTGGCGCATCACGCGCTCTCACGCAATCAGAATATCACGGAAATGACACTACGTCAGGGAAAGTCCGCACCGAAGGCAGCCGCGAAATCCGCAACCGCCGTGCCAGTGAAAAAACCTGCGCGCAAGAAGCCGGGCCCGCCGCCGTTCGAGCCCACGGCCGAGCAGCGCCAGCTCGTGATGCTGGCGGCGGCCATCGGCATGACGCACGAGCAGATCGCCAAGCAGGTGAACTACCCGACCGGGATCCACCCGGAGACCCTGCGCAAGCACTTCCCCGAGGAGCTGGCGCAGGGCCCGGAGCGGGTCGGCCTGATGGTGGCCAGGAACCTCGTGGCGATCGCCTCGGACAAGACCCACAAGGCCAGCCACATCGCCGCCATGTTCTACCTCAAGGCCCGGCGCGGCTGGCGCGACGGCCATGGCGGGCCGGTCTCGGCCGAGGTCGAGGTGCCGGGCAAGGGCGGCGACGCGCCGGTGCGGTTCACGCTGAAGATCGGCGACCGCGACCCCAAGGCGGACGACAGCGTCGCCTGATCCTGGCATGCCGGTCACGATCGAGTACGAGCGCCCGTGGCTCTACCCGGCGCAGCAGGCCGCGATCTTCGACGCCCGCGACCTGAACGGGCAGGCCGCGCGCTACGCGCTGATCGAGGCCTCGACCAAGGCCGGCAAGACCGTGGGCTGCATGGCGTGGCTGGTCGAGCAGGCGGTGATCCACGGCTCCCCCGGGCGGGCCTACTGGTGGGTGGCGCCGGTCTACCCGCAGGCCCGCATCGCCTTCCGCCGGATCAAGCGCGGCCTGCCGCGGGCGCTCTACCGCGCCAACGACGGCGAGATGACGCTCACCCTGCCCAACGGGTCGACGATCTGGTTCAAGTCCGCCGAGAAGCCCGACAACCTCTACGGCGAGGACGTCTATGCCGCGGTGATCGACGAGGCCTCGCGCTGCCGTGAGGCGAGCTGGATCGCCGTCCGCTCGACGCTGACCGCCACCCGCGGGCCGGTGCGGATCATCGGCAACGTCAAGGGCCGCTCGAACTGGCACTACAAGCTCGCCCGCAAGGCCGAGGCCGGCGAGCCCGGCATGGCTTACGCCAAGCTCACCGCCTGGGACGCGGTGGCCGGCGGCGTCCTGGCCCGGGAGGAGATCGAGGACGCCCAGCGCCTGCTGCCGGATAACGTCTTCCGCGAGCTCTACCTCGCCGAGCCCAGCGACGACGACGGCAACCCGTTCGGCCTCAAGCACATCGACGCCTGCACCGTGCGCGAGCTGTCGCCGGCCGCCACCGTCTGCGTCGGCGGCGACCTCGCCAAGTCGATCGACTGGACCGTCCTGATCGGCCTGGACAAGCGCCGCTGCATGACCGGCTTCGACCGCTGGCAGAAGCTGCCTTGGGACAAGACCTCCGAGCGGATCCTGGGCCTCGTCGGCAAGGCGCCGACCCTGCTGGACTCGACCGGTGTCGGCGATCCCGTGGTCGAGGGCCTGACCAAGAAGCGCCCGACGATCGAGGGCTTCAAGTTCACCGCGACCTCCAAGCAGCAGCTCATGGAGGGCTTGGCCGTCGCCATCCAGAGCCACGACCTGGGCATCGTCGCCGGCCCGGTGATCGCCGAGCTGGAGAACTTCGAGTACCGCTACACGCGGACCGGCGTCCGCTATTCCGCCCCCGACGGGTATCATGACGACTGCGTCATGGCGCTGGCCCTGGCGGTCGAGAAGCACCGCCAGCTCTCGCCTGCGATGTTCAGCGCGATGGCGCCGGGCGGCGGCACCCGGATCTCGCCGTGGCTCGGCGGCAGTTAGAACCCCCGGAGAGCAGGATGGCCGAAGCGACCCCCTACAAGCTGAAGTTCGACCCGGCCACCATCGGCTCGACCGGCCTGCGGCAGTTCGGCGGCTTCGTCTCCGAGGAGTACCTCAAGGAGCTGCAGGGCGTCCGCGGCGCCCGCACCTACCGCGAGATGGCTCT